CACCATAAGCAACTGAAGGGTTTGTTACATATTCCACTTGAAACGCATTTGGGCTTACGCCTGGCGTTGGATATACAAATATATGACCATTCTTAACAAGATATACTGGCTCCGATGATGATGGATACCACATACTGTTCACATCTTGAACTCTACGGAAATAGGATGGATTTACTTCTTTACAATCTTCATATTGTCCATCGGTCCCATTTTCCCGAATCACATTCAGAACCACACATTTTTCAACATTATAGTTTAAGGCTGTAACATCACCTGAATTAACAGATGCAACCCATAAACACTCCTTCGGCAAAAGTGCTATTATCTCTGCCGCAGTGTCGGTTAAACTGTCGGAGATCAGCTGTGTGTCACCAACTGAACCAATTAAGTCCTCTACCCTCGTCTGAAAAGTTGCCATAACTACCTCTTAATTATTTATCTATCATTAAAAATACCAGCGATATGGACATTCACGGTGGCACTTCCTTGTGCTGTAGGGTAACTACCAGAACTATCCAAAGTACAAGAACGAGCATGACAATCCTCAACAGTGGCATTGGGAACTTTAACAATTATAGACTCTCCAGCTCCTATAACCATCGTTGTTTTTAAATTATAAGCAGCTGTTCCAGCGTTAAAGTCTATACCAACACCTTCAGTAGATGTTGTTGAAAGATTCTTTATAATTACCCATTGAAATGTATCAGTAAGAGCAACTGCGGTACCAGAACCAAGATAATCATTACCAGTTCCTAATAAATTTGTACTCGCTCCATTACCAACGGAAACTTCTGCAAATACCCACTTTTCAGCGGCATCAGCCGGGGTGTATTCACTTTTTCCAGACATACTTGTTTTTATTTCATCTAAAAATATTGATGCTGATAGACTGCCTGTTGCTTTATCTGCCATAATTTTCTCCTGTTATTCCTATTTACCTACAAAATCTTGTAGTGGTTGCGGTATTAGATCAGGCATAGCTTCCCTGGCCCTATCTGTACCCATGTATTCATTTTCTAATGCTTTAGCCAGGCCCCTGTGGCCTGACCCTAATTGTAAATTACCGTCTAAATTGATCAATTGTGCCGCCGCGCGGTGTATAGCTGCCGGTATCAATTGATTCGGGAGATCAACACGGCTGGTATTATCCGTTTTCGGTTCCGGACGGGCATAATAAAAAACCCTGATTGCCGTACTGTCTGTAGACGGCGTTTTATTAAAAACAATTTTTACTGTATCTTCCTGCCATAAACCACCACTCGAATAAGCTGTTGTTCCACTCGAAGAGTTGACGGCAAGTTTAAAAACGTTTCCGTCAGTTGCAACAGCAACTATTGGTAGACGCTTACCGTTTAAGTAAGAAATATTAGTCGCTGTAACATAGTGACCTACTATTTCGCTAAAAATAACATAATCGCCTACATCTAATCCGTGATCCGCAGATGTAACTTCAGTCGTAGACGCAGACGAGATTGCAGTAATACTTCCCGATGTGGCATCCGTTCTTAATGTGTAGGCAATATTTGAAATCGTATCTTCATCCGTACTGTAAAACATAACTGCATCATCGAGATAAGGTACTGCTTTTGTTGAGCCTGTGCCATCTTCCAATTCCACTTTATAAATCTTATTTGACCTTTTGTTGTCGGTCAAGACAAATTCTTTTCCCCCAGCTGAAAAACTTTCCATTATTGATTTTTTAACGATCCGTAAACCAATATTCTCCACCTCTTGATCAAAGAACATAGCTTTTAGCGTTTCCGTTACGGGAAACCCAAGTTCCGCCTTACCTACGGCGGCATCAATCAGTTCGTATGCTTCTCTGTATCTCATTGTTTCTTTTTCTTTTTCCTTTTCTTGCGTTTCTTTTTCATGCTCTGCAATGAACTGACAAGTCTTGTCTGTCCATCAGAAAATCCGGTTGCACCGGTCCCGTATGTCGTATCAGGCATTATTTCTTTTTCTTTTTCTTGCGCAGACGCTTACGCGCCCGTTTTGCCGCTTTTTTACCTTTTTCGGTATAAGCGTAGTGTTTTCCTTCAACTTCCGGCATATTATCTCCAACTGTGTTGGGGCGGTTACTGAAAAGCGACCGCCCCAACGATTTTTAAAAGAAGTTAGACCAGCTTCAAAATAGCGTGAGTCTGTTCATTCCGGGCTTCCGGACCGAACTCGATCAACCATTCATCAGTTCTTCCATCACGACCATCTTTTACGATGTCACTCCGCAACTGCATATCGCGACTTGCCAATGGACGAATATTAAAATTCGCCGGGTCAATCACGAGAGCGTATGCTTCGTTAGCACCATTTAAAAGAGGATGAGGAACAAAGTCTAATTCACCAACTGCGCCGACAAAGCGCCTAACCCGCACACCAGCGGCTTGTGAAGAATCTCCAAGATCATAGAACGCAGTGGTTCCGGTGCCTGCACCAGTTCCCATACGCACCATAGATGCGAGTTTCTTCAGCCACTTGTTTGATGCAAAAACGGTTTTTCGCATTGATCCAGCAACCATATCGTGAAAGATATACTCACATATACCGTCCATCGAATCCATCGTTCCCGATGAATAGTTGAGTTGGAGACTTGCATCTCCGCGACCATCAAGTGACTTAACAAAGCCAGTTTGTGCTGATTGCCCAATACCGAAACCAGCAAAGGTTCGTTTTGGGTTCTCTGATGTAGCATCCAGCGAAACATTACCATTCGTTAAAAGGGAATTTTCGCAATCAACTTTAATCTTCGCGAGTTTCCTGGCCTGTAGCCGGGAAAGTTCAGAACCGCCGTAATGCTTTGAAGCATCTGCGGTACCGGTGATGGTATAGGGTTCACGGAAAATCTGTGTGCAGTTTTTAAGCCTGCGTACTTTTTTCCGAGTTTCCAAACCAACAGCCGCACCTTCAGCATACTGTCCAGGGCCACCTTCGACCATAAAATAGTCGGCATCGGCAAAATTAATTTCGCCAAAGTTATTAGCGGCACTATGGATTTGATAGCCGTAGTATGAAGTTGCAACAGCATTGTCATAGAACTGTCCCGCGTTAGCGACATACGATAGCGTCATTACAGTATCAACATTAAAGCCGATAACATCTGTACCGCCGGCAATCGCTTCCGTATTGTAAGCGTTTAAGGATGTGTGAACATGAGCGCCCACGAACTGTACTGATTTATCGGACGGTGTTGTCAAATTGACATCTTGTCCAATAGCAATACAGATCAAGTGAGTTACATCTGTTGCCAGGGATGCTGATCCAGTAAGTGTCACACTATAGATACCGCCGACTTCAAACATTTCTACTTGAGCCTGCGTTCTAAAGTTGACAATCACATTCTCTCCATTGACGCCGCTTGTAGCGGTATCGGAAAGGAGAGTTGTTCCGGAGTCTGCACCCGCACTGGCACCAGCCATGTCTACTGAAAGACTGCGCTTGATCATGTGTTCATCCTCCATCCACTCAAAAATAGGGACAGGGGTGACCATGCTTTTCATTCCGAAGATTGAAAATATAGGTGTTACATCAGGGTTATAATAGTGAATTTTACTTCCAAGTTCCAATACTTGCCGTTGCGTTCCATCGCTGAATTGAACGGCTGTACCGGTTCCATAGGTAGTATTAGCCATTATTATTTCCTATCAGGGGTGTAATTATTAGAAAACTGCATTATACCTTCCATAAACTCGTTTGCTTCTTTCGTTGACGATTTCAACGGAGAAGGTGTAACTCCGCTAACGCTTGCGAGGCTCGTTCGACCAGGTGAGCCTTCAGATTGAGTTTGTGGGGGATTTCCCGTTGCAGTATTTCCAGATTTTTGCTGACTCATCATCCGCCAAATATTGACAAGATTTTCAGGTGTGACGACATTCGGATCATTGATAAAATCACGGTATTCCTGAATATCAGAATCGTTCAACCCAAGATTGTGAAGTACCTGTTGTTCAGCTTCGACTGCTTCTTTGGCCTGCATTTCCTGACGGAAACCGTCAAGTTCCTTGCGGGCCTCATTAGAGCCTTGCTTCACCAGGTATTTATCATAGGCCTGCCGGTATTTGAATGAATCCGATCCTTCGATAGATTCCTCGTAGGGATCGTAATCATCCGGTTTAACCGGTGCCTTACTTTGGTTGACTTTTTCTTCAATATTGCCGCGAAGGTTCTCTACCACTTCGGGATTTGCACGCAAAAAAGTGTCAAGTTGATCCAGTTGCCTGTACTTTTCTTCCTTTTCGCCGTACTCGTTCGATAGTTTATCCTTCTCACCTTGCAGGGAACGGTAGGAATCAGCCAGTTTGTTCCGGCCCTCGGCATCATTGCGAAACTTGTTCTCAATAAGCCATCCTTCCTTTTCCTGTGGTGACATTTGCGGTTGTGCTTCAGCACTATCTTCGACAGCGTTTCCACTATCGGCCTGATTTTCATCGGGAGAGCCTTCTGACGGACCTTTGTTGAACTCATTTAATGTGTTCATCATAAAATCGCCGCCCCGGTTATCTCCAGCCGGTTGTGTACTTTCCTGTGCTTGTTCATTAGCCATTCGATGCTCCTTGATCTGTTGCGGTTATCCCTGTGCAGGAGCCGCTGTTTTAGAGTTAATCGCGTTTAGAACAGAAGATGCACCCTCATTTACCTTTTTCGAGGCATCTCTCTGTCTCGCTTCTTCAAGTTTTGCATTTGCCTTAATATTGCTCACCGCCTGTGAAGTAGACTTGGTGGCTTCGGCAATTTCCGCCCTCATATTGGCGTGGAAAATTTCTCTCTCTCTTGTTTGCATATCGCCCTGCAATTGTTTCAACTGGCCTTCCATCTGTTCTAACGCGCCGCGCAATTGCTGAATTTCGCTGTGACGGGCAATGAGTGACGATTTATCAAGGTCACCCTGCATATTCATAATCACCTGTGTTTTGTCGTAGATACCGGCATTTAAGAGTGCCAGGTCGCGTTGCAGATCGGCGGCTGGGGACTTTGCCCTGGTACTGCCGATCACAACCTTCACATCAACCTTTGCCGACTGTATATCGTACATTTTCATTACAGCACCGGTCTTATCGTCTATCACAGGTTCGTTTATCATTAATTCTTTTGCATCACCATCGGGGTTGACCACACGAAGGATGCGTTGTTGGGTATAGACATGGGGCATCCATTCCTGGACCACGCGCGAGCATTTTGTTATCATGTCATAAATGGGAAGAATCTTCCAATTCTGCTTACGAGCCACCGCCTCATCAACGATTTGGGCTTCACCTACAGATCCCGGTGCATCGGACGATGATCCCTGTAAATATTTATAAGCACCAAAGACTTGTTCAATGTCAAGTTCATAGCGTTGCTTTTCGGAATACAGTTGACTGCTTACAGAAGGCGGGGCAAACTCTTTTATTTTTTGTTCCCTTAATGCCCCCGGATTCACGCGAATTAGGGCATTTGGTATGTGCCACTTATTCACCTCTCCTGGGTCGAGCGCCCCGTCCTCATAGAGCAGTTTAAAATTTGTTGTTGCAGTGGTATGTGAAATCAATAATGCTTCCGTCCTGTTGAGCATACGCTGTGGAGTTTTCGCATGGCGAACATCCCCCGAGGGATAGGGAGTGGATGTATGCTCATTACAGGCCGGCACTATAGGGTAAAGAGAAATGGGGAGTGTCTCGTCATATATCAGTTCATCTCCAAAAAAAGCCACTTCTCTTATTTTCTGATCGTATATCAATTCTTCCGTAATTGTTCCATCGTTGATTAATGCGCCATAACGGGGATCGGAAAGCAGAGTTTTATAAGTATCCTTATCGAATCTTTTTGAACTGCCTGTGTTCATATCCGTGATCAGTGCCATTGGAACATTCACTTTACTAAATCTTACATATTTTCTGACCATCGCCTGATGATCTTTACTTACATCATCGCGGGTCCATACCTGATCCCTTGAATATCTACCACTTCCTTGTTCGTTTACTTCGTGATCTTCCCTTGCTTCTTCAATCTTTTTGGCATATTGCGGAAATGACGCCTTTAAAGATTCTTTGGTGTGCAGATCGGAAAACAACATGGATGAAGCATCTGAAAAATCGGGCAGCATTGTATTAGGATCAACAAAAACTGATTCAGGAGATATTCTACGAAAGCGAACACCGCCTAAACCACTATCTGCGTTCCAGTTGGGATAGACATACAAATACGCCAATCCCTTGATAATATAATCCTTGCAGGCCTTTCTGAACTGGATGTCTCCATCTGATTCACGCCAGACCCAATCCAGCATCTGATTGCACACATAAGCCAGGTCATTATCCGTTTTTCCAATCGGCCTAACATCCCATTCCGGGGATGCCGCCGCTATGTTTGCCAACACTGTTTCAACTGCCGGCCTGATCTTATTGTTAGCTTCAGGTGGCTGCCCAACTGATTCCAGGTATTCCTTTTGGGAATCTGTAAGCTGGTTCCCAAGATAAAAATCTTCATCTTCTGATATTTGGTAGCGCCATTCTTCGCCACTGGATTTATACAGGGTATACTCGTTTCTCACTTCCGTATATCCCACATCGGGCATTTCCATTCTTTTGAGACTGATGGGCATCAGTTAACCGTTATTCTTCCAGTTTGCCAATCGGCGCTGATTTTTGCAATATTCGGTTCAACCCAAACATTGTCCTTGAATTGAAGGTTCGGTTTCCACACATCGTCCAAAGCCCAGCGCAATGCGTCCAGGGTGTCTTTTTTGAATGTGCCGACTTCCTTGAACTGTAATAATTCATCTATCAGATCATAATGGTTCTGTTTCATAAAAACTGCTTTGGATGCAAAATAAGGTTGCATCTGCTTAATTCTGTAATATTTGTTCTTAATGGCTTTTTTACCATTGATGTTCATAAAACGGCCCGTTTCCTTACTGCGGCGCTGAATATAATCCGCCAGCATCACATGACCGGTTTCTTCGATCTTGATGTCTTTTGGCGAATACAGATCAGCCATTGCAAAAATGCGGTCCGCACCATCCATAGGCGATACCTGGCCCCTGAAGTAATCAACCACATAAATATTAAAATCCGGATCAACGGCTATAACCATGATTACGGTATAGTCCGCCTTTACATTCTCGGACGATGCTGGGTCTACACCCATGAAGATATTGACAGGAACCCTGGTTTCGCCTTTATCTTTTAAAACGCTTAAATACGCCTGATCCCCTGAATTTACATGATACCCTTCCCAATATTGGATGTCAGCTTCCTTAAATACCCGGAAAGAATCGTCCATTGGTATGTTCTGGTATTCCTGATAAAAATATGATACATGGCCTTCGGAAGAAAGACGATCTTTTTCTGCTTTTAGCCACTTATACGGCCTGTGTTCGGGCCATAAGACCTGAACTTTGTCGTTTTTTCTTATTTCTTTACCGGATGCTACAAATATTCCAGGCTCTGATTTTTGTGGTATGGACTGATAAAAGAGAGACTTCCACCCTTTTACCAGCTTCTCACCGGCCTTATTGTACGATCTGCGCCCCGCTACCCGGTTCAAATACGAATTGTCGTCAACAATTGTTCCCACAAAACATAATTTTGCATCTGTGGAACCTGGAATCACTGCTGCATTGAACCATCTTTTAAATTTTTCTCTTGAAAGTTCCGTCATTGTGTTGGATTCGCCTTCCCCATCGTCAATAATGGTAAGGGTTGGACGATACGGCCCATATTTCAGACCACGAACCTTCTGTCCTGTACCGCGAATCAATATTTTACACAATCCTGAAGGTTTACCATATTCGTCAAATCCGGTTATGATCTCTTTTTCTTCCTTACCCCAGGTTTCACCCATACGATTGCCGAAATATTCATGCAGTTTTTTGTTATATTCGATCTCACTGCCAATGGCTTCCAACAGATATTTTGACTGCGTTTCAGATTCGGATATAAGCAATACAAATTTTTCTTCACCAAACAATATTTGATGCAACGGATAAATAAACGATATTAGCGTAGTCTTGGCATGGCCCCTGGGCGCCACAACGGCAAGTTTTTCACCAATTTTAAGATTTAACAGCGTATTAAACACTTCCTTGTGAAATTCGGGAGAATCGCATCTCATGTGGTAGTGCATGGGGTTGTTCTTATCACCAAAAAGAAATTTTGCAAAAAAGAACGGATCAACATACATCCGCTGTAATATTTGTTTTTTCTGGTCGTTAACCATCTACGCTTCAGTTAGTTCAAGGTTGATTACAGGTGGGCTGATTTCCTTGCCATTTGATAATTTATCGTCAGGAAGTTGTTTTTTGTGCTGGGCCAATAGCTTTTTATCACCATCAGTCAGCATAACAACCGTATGTTCCGTGTTCTTCTCTTCCTTCTTCACATGACCAAGAATGTCGCTCACGCGATTCAAGGCCTGGAGCCTGGTGTTTGCAGGGGAACCGGCATCTTCAATAAAATTTTTGTACTTATTGGCTACATAGTCGTCATCAACGCCAATATTTAAAAAACGATCCTTCATTTGTTCTGACATAACTTGTTTCACACTTTCCTTTCGCAATATCGCCAATGCCCTTCGTAAAGCATTTGACGGATTATTGTCGCTATAAACGGACATATAGGCATCCATGAGATCAGGAATCTTCCAAATCCCACGCTCATCAGGCTCGAAATAGTCAACCAGTTGCTGAATAAAAGCGGATTGCAAAGCTGTGGGCTTAACATTACGAACTAAATTCTTTTTATAACGGTTGTCCCACTCGTAATCCTGCATCTTACGAGCATACATCTGTGGTTTATAGGTCGGAGTTTCACCATATCCTGTTCTGATTAGGTAACTGGCTTTCTTGTTTTTTCCTTCCTTGCATATTCTCCTACCTAAAACCCGTAAAACAATATCATCAGCCGTAAGTATCCAATCTCCATCGGATGCGTTACGCCAATCTGATCTGTAAATCATGCCAAGAGCGTCAGCCTCCGATCTTTGGAAAACATCGAAAGACCTGTTTCGGCATTTAACTTTCACATTTTAATCTACGAAAAAAAACATAAAATGTTCAAATCCTTTTAAGAAGCTTCTTAATATACATAAGCAATAACATATACATATACATATAGGAAGCCTTCCGGTAACCCTTTGCCTAACCCTTCCCGTAAGGCTTACCTGAATAATAATAAAGGGTTTAGTTAACCCTTACCGGAACCCTTTAGCTAACCCTTTAAGGAACCCTTACTTGCCATTGTCGCTATAAGGGTTGTCAAAAGGGGTAAGTAACCACCAACCATGACCGTTGGACTTAAATAATTTAAGTCGGTCCCTTAAATATTTAGGATCGTTAAGACCCTTATAAGGCCAACCTTTGTGCCACTGCTTCCAATCCAGGCTTCTTACTACCTTTTTTACCTTTAACATAGATGTAAATAATCCTATTCCGACTTAATGGCCTTCGTCATTGAATCTTCAAGCAGTTCCCATAATCCTTCCAATAACTCCTGTTCATCACTCTCCGATGCAAAAGGTATATTGAACTTCTTGTTCATTTCAGCAATGATCTTATCCTTATTGGACAAAACTAACTTAACTGCAAGGTTTTGAATTACTATTATTATTTTATTCATT